GAATCTTAAATTTCCAATTAATCTATAATTTATATCGTTAAACCGTCTTTCCTTCTGATAATCAGTATTATATGTCGGATTTTTTTTGCGATAATCTACTTGGTATTTATAAATCTTTTCTTTATTTTTTAAATCATATTCCTTTTTTAATATCGATTGGCATACTTTACAATACGAACGTTTACCCTGTTTACCTAATTTTTGATTATTAAACTCGGGTAAAGATTTTTCAATATTACATTTAGTACAAACTTTCATAACAATAAATATCCTTTTTATATTTTTATCACATTAAAAAATTTATATCCGTATTTTTCGAGGTCACCAACATTATCAACTTCACCTAATCTTTCAAGTCTTTCTAACACTGAGTTTTTACCTCTTTCAATGAAAACGTTGGATTGTATTTCTGCTTCATCAATTACATTTAATAATACTTCATTTTTTGTTATTGCTGAACAAACCATCATGTCGGGTGTCATTCCTGAAGAATAAACCGTAAACACAGTGGTTCCATCATTATAATCATAGTAGTTAATATCATTAATTGTATAGGCGGTGTATAGGTTATCTACCGATGGTCCAAAAAATGTCCCAACATTTCCTGAAGTTCCTGTTACCTGAACACCTATCTTATATTTTCCTGCAAACCTTGTTGGGTCGTACTTACTACCATATTGTTCAAGGTCACTCATTGTTGAATTGGTATATCCCGTGATTAGGAATGGGACAGTTGTATAATTGTAACTTGATTGGTCATACACATCACAATTAGAATCACCCGTAAATAAATAATCATACATCAATGAAGTCCCCGACCAACTACCTCCCGCGGGAGTAAAATAAGCCGTCCCATTAGGGTTAGTCGCAATAACATTTGTAAACGGTACCGTAACATCTTTTTTAATGACATTATATCCCCATGGACTCATTCCCGACATTGTAATAGTATATTCACCACTTGAAGCATAAGTATGGTTATAATAGTTGGGTGCTGTAATAGGAACCAATTGTGGTGGGGAACCATCCCCCCAATCAATCTGATAAGTCGCAAAGGCTAAATACTTTTTAAACTCGGTGTCTGAAGTATTATAAAAATAATATGTGTTCGGAGCATAGGTTGAGGCGGAAAATAAGAAATTAGTCATCGTATCTTTTTGTAACACCATTCCATCAAACACAGAATAATACCCAATATCGATTGTGGTTTCACTAAGAAATATTGGGATAGTCAAACCCGTCAATAATGAAGTTCCTCCCGTACCACCTGTTACTATTTGAGTCATTGCAGAATATACTCGAGTATAACCTGTGTATTGACTAGTCGTAGTCGTTGTTGTCACATCACAACAAGGGTCACCACTTATATTAAATTGTGATGTGCCAGCATCATAAGGTGCAAGAAATAAATCACCACTAATAACTTCGGGGGAAATTCGTATACTATAATATCTATCGTCCATTATGGGTTAATATATTCATACCATTTTATTGGTGTTCCCGCACCTATACGGTTATCAAGGTAATCAAAAACCTGATAAGTTTTTGTAGTATAATCTAAAACTACTTTATTATAAAAATATCGACTACTTTCAAATATAAATTTATCAGATAATACTGATTGTGGTTCATTCATCATCTTGACAAAAACACCAAGTCTACCATCAAAAAATTTAGCGGACATATAAAACGTATCAATATTTAAAAACGCCTCATTTTTTAACCAATAAATAAAAAACCCTTCTTTATCACCAACAAAATCTAAGGTGTATGACGGTTTTCTTATATTAACATTTGGTCTTAATGGTGAAATACTTGCACTTTCTGTCGCTCCTTGTTGCACAGGAATTATTATTGTAAAATAATTTGTTTGGCTTTGGGTGTCCTTCGTGTCATAAAAATCAAGTTTAAAAAATGATTTAGTGAACGGTTTTTCATAATAATAAATTTGAGTGCTTGAAAATCCTGAAGGGTTTGCATTTGGAAATAGATAACTATTTACCCAATCAGTTGATACCGTTGACGCACTTACCGGGGTACTAGAATCATAGAAATAAAAATCATATTTAATTTCTGTCTTTTGATTCGAGATGTATGGTGAATGACTAAATCTTAATATTTCAAAGTCTTTTGCCACCCCAATAATATCAACCAAAACTTCTTCTTCATAAAGTTCAATACTATCATCTCTACCATAGAAATCCCACTTGATTTCGATAGGTAAATCAATTGACTTATCTCCTTTTGGTATGGTAAATAAAAATTTGTTACTCACAAGGGTCTATTGTTGGTTCTGCGATTATGGTCTGTTCATTATAATTAGTTCCTTCAGGTATTATTCTAAAAATAATATTCTTAAAAGGATAATGAACACCGTTTAAAAAAGGATAAGTAACACCAATACCTCCACTATCAACAAAACCATATGGGTATAAATCCCTCCATATAAATAAATTTTTGGTGGTTGAAAAATGTGAATAATCCGGAATTCCGACAACGCTCCTAATATCACCATCTTCAATATAATCCGAATAAACTCTTGTTGTTAACACATGATGTGGTTGATAATAATACCCAAGTTGATTTGCCGTATTTACACCAATCCTAAATGAAAAAGGATTAAAGGTTAGTTTGTGAAATATATTAGAAATTACTCTTTCTTTTTGGTCGTAGTCATTCCATTCACAACAATCACCATCAACTATGTCCCCCTCTTTAATAGATTCAACATACGTAAAAGTTATTGGTCCTGATGCTGGTCCATACCCAGAACTAATTGGTGTTGTATAAGACCCCATAGGAAAATCAGTGTCCGAATTACTATTAGAATTACTCCACCAATAATCAGGAGCCCCAAAAGAATTAAGTGGTAAGTTAAATTCCCAACCTTGTTTTAATCCGTAATAACTACCTGAACCGTTGGGTATTCCAAACATCCATCCAAAATAACCTTTATATATAACGGTAAAGAATAATTCAGTAATCGGTCTTTTTTGGTTATCTCTAATTGGGTTAACTCTAATATCTTTATTAAAAGATAATGTGTATGATTGTGACCCTTCTTTAACCGATACTCGCGCAACTTTGTCAGGAGTAAATCCGCTACTCTCATATTTTTTCTTTTCTCCAAAAATATTTTGTTCAAATCCAGCTTTAACTAATACCGCGTTTTCCGATTCTGTTAATATTTTATTTTTTCTAACATAATATGTTGAAATGGTGTCCAACTCATTATCTTGTAAAATTACCCTTTTGGCGGTTCCCGTTACACCATCATCAAAAGTTCCACCTAAATATCCAACATCAATTATATTAAAAACGTATTCTTCACTACCAAAAGTACTAACCCCTAACGAGTCTATTTGGAATAAGTCGGTTCCATTATAAGAGAAACTTAATTTAACAAATTCTCCAACCGACATCCCATGTTTAACAGGACATCTAAATGAAACGGTATTTCTACCATTATATACAGTATTCTCAATAATAAACGGTATACCATCACCAACAATCCAATTTAAAATAATATTAGTTTTTTTATCGGTTGCCCTCATTGGTTTTGTATAATCATTTTCATAACCATAACTAACAAAGAAATTCCAATTGTAACTTGATGCACTTTTTGGTATAAAAGTTAGATGTTCGTTCGGTGGTTGTGTATATCCACTAACATTATAATCAGTCCTAATAAAATCAAATTCATTGTATTGAGGAACCCCTGTCCATGAGATTGTTGTTGCTCCACTGAGACATTGTAAGGCAGCCGCTGAAGCAGAATTCAAATAATATAAATTATTTTCAAATGGGGGATAGTTGGTAAATCCTGAATACACGTTTTGGAATAAAAGTGAAAATTTACATGTAGGTCTGATAATATCAGAATTTTGTCGTTCGTCATCAAAAACCTGTTCTAAATCCACATCAATACTTCTATCGAACTCAACATTTTCTTTCGCTGTCTGTATTAACGGTACATTGAACAGTAATGTTGTGTTAGGTGCGGATTTATATCGTAATGAACCTAAAATTACTCTTATATCTTGTCTATTTCCCATATTAATCAGTTATTATTTCGAATCCAATCCATTTAATTGCAAACCTATCAAATGACGTTTTACCTTTTTTAAGCCCAAAATAAAAGTGGTATGGAGCACCTACGGTTATTGTTCTCGGGAATATAGTGTTATCGTCTTGTGAAGCAAAATTAGGATTATAATTACCCAAAGTATCAACAGAGTAAATATAACCTTTGTAATCATTAATATTACTCCCACCAGTGTTTGTTCTAAAGTATCTTGAGTTTTGTTCTATTCTATCTAAGGTCTGATATTTGTGAGTAAAAAATTCTGTATTTAGAGTATTAGTGTACCAATCATTACTTTGTGAACCAAAAATACTATACGGAAATGAACCTTCTTTTATTTCCCACTGATAAAAAGGTACGGATTGGGTAAATACGTTAAAGTAATTGAATGCACAAGTATCTGTAACCATCGCCTCATCATTAATAATGGTTCGTTTAGGACTAATAAAATCTCTAACCTGTGTATCTGAAGAGAAGAAAATCCCAATGATACCGTCAACTGAATTTCCACCATTAAAGTAAATTGGGTCTTGAGTACCAGGAATTGATGGATAATTAGCCGATTCAAAGTCCACAACACCTAACTCTGAACTTATCGATATCATTTGAGCATAATCCGCATCAACAAAAAGTTTACTTCTTTGATTAAAATACGAAAGAATGTTTCCACCACCAGCACCTAACAATTGAGCTAAAAAACTTGTATTTGCCAATCGACTAATGATAAGTAGATTTAATATTTCCGAAACATCGGTAAAAGTCGTTGACCCCATTTTCTTAACAACATACCCATCATAATCATCTGACATAACAATCTCTTGGAGAAATTGACTTCTAGGACCTAAATCCATAATAGTTGTTGGAAATTTTAAATTCTTAACATTCCCTTTATATGCCGAATAGTCTGGTGCATCCGCCCCAATAAATTTGGTGCCATCCCAAGGACTACTTCTATAATAGAAATTATTTGTTGGGTGTAGAATCACAGTATCCCTACAATATACACTATAAGGAGCGTTTGGTGGGGTTGAGGTAGGACTTGTAAAAAATCTATCGTTTTTGATATTGAATGCGTATAATGTTCCATTAATCCAATTGTTTGTGAAAATATGTGACCAAACATCTCTACAAGCACCAAAGGTAATTTGGATTCTTGACGACCACTCGGTAAGTATTTTAATATCTTTTCCTAACGACAAGAAAATGTTTGTTATTGTAATATAACAACCATTTTCCATAATTAATTCATGGTTTGATGTTCCGTTTTCATAACAATCATTTGGTTGTGAATAAAAACCAAATTCTCCTGTAGCACCAGTAGTAGCACCAGTATAACAACCTAACGGTATCATAGCGTTACAGTTAAATGTATCTAATACAGACCCCGTCATTGTTGATGAATCTACTGGGTCAGGCCCTGCCTCAGCAATTGATGGTGTGTTACTTTGAATTCCTTCTGTATTGGTTACCGTTCCATCATCACCAATTTGGTATGCGGAAAAATTAGCGTTTTGTTGTAATGCGTAACTATTACCCGCATTATCAAGGGTTAACGTTGATGTCGGAAGTCTATCTGACCTCATAATAATTTGTCTACCACTAGACCCTAGGTTAATGTAACGATACGTACCAGAATATCTTGGTGCGTAATAATACCCTACAATATCAGGGGTTGAGATGTAGTTACTTGTGAATAACACTTTTTGTAACATTACCGAACCACCGTCAACGATTTCATTTTGAAAATATCCTCTATTATCAGGCGGCGGAGGTATGTAACTATTAACCGAATAAGTAACACCACTATTGAGAGGTCCGCAACCTGCTATTAAAATTAATCCGTCCCACTCTATTGTGAAACCATTATAAGGACTGACAAATGGTTTAATCGAAGAAGCGTCATACCCATATGGGTCAGTTTGACAAGCATCAGATAATGGTGGTGCTGATAATGGGGTAAACGACGATAAAATAAGATTATCCAACGATGAATAATAACTTGGGAAATTTGACGTAAATGACGAAAATGATGCGGGTCCCGATAATGCTGGTTGAAAATGGAATGAGTCGTAATAAAGATATTCCGAAGTTGCCAAGTCAATTAAGGTAACATCACCTGTCATTGTATGTCTAACCGATTTTACCCCACCTTGAATAGGATGATTTAATTTGTATGAACCTGAAACCGTTTTTCCTGCATGTCCCATTGGGTATCCTAATAAAACACTTAAATCGTAACTATTCTGACATCTTGAGGAATATGGGTCAACCCCTCTAACCATTATTACTATAACTTGTTTATCGGCATCAATAAATATTGATAAAGGATTATAATATAATGGTGATGGTGATTGTGCACAGTTATCAGTAGACAAATATGTAAACGTCATATCATTATACAAATACCTTTTATTTAGACTTAAATCACTTGCGAGAGGATTACATGCTCCCGAAAAAGTATTATAGGTCATTGCGGTAATAACTTGAAAATATTCTGCATCCATAGGGAACTTAGCGTAAGTCGCGTCGTCAGGATTTTGAGTGATTGAATATACCGTAGTCTGAACCGGTAATCCTGTTGCCACACTAAAATTTGAATAGTTGATAGTTATAGTACTACCTGAATCATTAATAGAAGTTCCCGTAATACTTCTGGTACCGTATTGGTTGTAAGGTGTAAAACCCGTTAAATTTACATCCTGAGATAATGAAGGGTCTTGGAAAGAAATGAGTTGTCCCGCAGGAAAATTCGCCAATTGACTTGCTTGACATGAGATAACCACAACATTATCATAATGGTATTTTGTTATGGGGTTGTTTAATGACGTGTCAAAAGTAACTTTAATTCTATTATACCCACCACCAGGGTTTGCTCCACCAAAATCATCAAAGTATTTCGCTTTGTTATTAAATAAATTTATTCTTTCAGCTAAAGTAATACTTGATGTGAACATATATCTATCATCACCACTCTCTTGTCCATAAGTTTGTAAAGAGGGTACTAATGACTGTGATGTAGGGTTAACAGTATCAATCCCTTTACCTGACATCATCGAAGTAAATGCGTTAGGGTAAGTAGCAGTTGGGTCAAAATGAATAAGATTATAATTTGTTGCGTTATCATATTGAGATAAAACACCATTAATTCCTGAAGTAGCAACGATTTCTTCAGTATTAACTCCTTCAGCGGAATCATCTTGAACATCTCCATCAATAGTATCACCCTCCTTACACGCACATAACTCACAATCGGGATAAGATAAATTAGGTAAACGTAAATGAGTAAATATTTTCCATAAAGTTACCAGTTTTTTAATTAGATTCTTCATGTCTTCAAAGTCGGGACAAGGTTCTTTTTCAACCTTTTCTTTACTAAAAACATTAACAATATCTATAATAATGTTTATAATGGGACATAAAATGGCAATTATACCAAAAACAATAGCAACAACTACCGCCAAGATTGGCCCTAAAATAAACTTCAATAACCAAGCTAAAATATGTGAAATAATTAATAATAAAATGAGAATAGGTTTAAAAACAAACATCATAATAACAAATAAAAGATATATAATGTCAAATCTTAAAAATGAATCGTTTGTTGGAAATTTAACATTTTCACTTTCACAAGAATCATCCAAAATGTTTTTTATTGTTATCATTCTATTTGGAAGATATCCTTTTCTATATTGGTCTATCATCTGTGACACGGTATACACTTTGTTATACAACATCTCATAAAATGTGTCCTCACAATTAATTGCCGCCTGTACGTCAGCATAATCATTCCAATCTAAACTAAAGGCATATGACTTAATCGCAGTGGCATATCCAATACCTGTTTTTAATGGGTCAGTATCAGAAGTTGTCCACCCATATTCTCGAACATTAGGAACTAAAAAATAACCTCGTTTAATTGCTTCACTTAATGAAGGTGATTGATTCCACTTAACTTTAAATCGATACTTTCCTTTAGTCGGTATACCTTTATTAGGGTCATTCGATAAAACTCTTTCACCAAATTCATTTGTTATGATATAATCCAAATTCATCGGAACATCTATTAACCAAGTACCATTTTCATCAATAACTTGTCCTCCACTTTCTAATGAAACAGTTTCTAAAATAGGTTGTCCATTAATATCTTGAGCAATGGTTTGTCTTATCGCCAAAATTTCTCCAGGACCCGCAACTAAACTACAGAAGTTACCTTGTTTTAATTTTGGTTTACAACTTCTTTTTTGGAATTGAGTTTCAGCATTTGATATAATTGACCCCATAAAAATTGATGTGGGAGTTATGGTAATATTTGCCTCATCAGTTAAATCAAAGTCGGTTCTTGTCACACCTAAATTACACACCTCAGGTTGACCCCATAATGGTTCAACTTCTATAACACGGTTAATTGTAACAATCTGAGGTAACTCATTTAAATTAGCAGAACTTTTAAACTTTGTTCCCGCAACTTGAGCGGGAGTGGCAACACCCATCCGAATTAAATCTTGAGGCGATAATGAAAATTCTCCAATGTCTGATAAATCAACATCGACATGGATTGTTTGTGACCCAGTAGGAACACCAAAAATCATGTAATCACCACTATCGTTAGTTTTTGCAGTATATTTAAAGTACTTGTCATAAACTTCAATTAATGTCGGGTCAACTAATACATCATGTTTATCGAAAAAAGTTCCTGTGGGAGAGTGATTACTATATGACGGTAGATATGGTAATAAATTATATCTATATCCGTCTTCATTTAATTCAGATAAAGTTTTATAGGGATATAAGTCAGAAATGATTGGATTTGTGGTGTCTTCGTTAGTTAACGGAATAAAGACTGATACTTTGGCGTTAGGTATACCAAAACCATCATTTGCACTAACCCTACCAATAATTACTCCGTAATCAGAACACTGTCTTGTGTAAATTTGACTCTGTAATACTTTAAGTGATAAAATTTCAAGATATTCAAATTCTTGGTCAATTAAAACCTTAATTGACTTATCTACACCTATTTGAGTTCTTATTCTATATGAATTCGACATTATTAATCTTTTTTGATAAATAGTTTATATGCTACTTTCAAAAAGATAAATCATTTTTTAATAAAATAAATTATCAGGAGAAATTAACTGTTTTTAAATTCTTAACCCTTACATTGATGTCTTTACCCGGAAATCTGACTTGGTACGTCTGACTTGGTTCGGCAAAAATTGTTTCATCAATCAAATCAATTTCTCGTGTTTCAGAGTCTAAATATTTTTGGGATGTTTGAGATGATGAGTATTGTCCTCCGACTTTATTGAATACTTGTATACTTGAAACCGAGATTACCCCATTCTCACTTTGTATTTGTCTTCTAATTTCTGAAATATAAACATTTTGACCCATCTGTCTATGTGAAGGGTCAAAATAAGTTGACACTATATTAACAATCTGTGAAATTACCGCCCCTTGATTTTGACTATTATCTAAAACAACGTCAAGGTTCATAGATAAATCAATAACACTCGCAGTCTCAACTGAGATATAATCATTAATCATTCTATAGTTAGATAAGTAATTCGCAACATTATTTTTTAAAGTATTCGACACGATTTCAGTTAATTTACCCGAATCATCGTAAGATAACATTTTAATTTTAATCTTATTATTTTCCTCAGTAATTGCCGCTTTAGCAGGTGCTCCGAATTGTGACGGCATTGTTCGAATTAAAGAATCGTAATCGTTTACAGTAACCGCTCTATTTTGTGCTGAAAAATTAAAACTAACTAAATTTCTAACTTCTTCCGTTGTTGGAGACGCAGCCCCACCAATTGCCGCAGTAACATTAATACAACTTAATGAGTTAACAACACTTGTATTTACAGAATCTGATGGACCATTAACAAAGAAAGAAACCGTACCAATTTGTGTGATAACATTAACACCTAAATTACTTCCTGTACCACCACCAATTCTATATTGTATAAACATAGTTGTATTAGCTTTAACCGTACTACCTAACGCTAAGTTATTAGAGTACTTGTAAAGATTTAAATTATATCCGTTTCTTGCGAATTCTCGTAATTGTTCATCAGCCGATTGTGTACCACCACCGAAAGTCATTTTCATAAATCCTTCAGGAGTATATTCAGTTATAAACTTATCACTTGTTGTAATATACCTACCAACTTTAATTCCAGGTTGGTCAGAAACTTTAGTAGGGTCCTCAATGAAAACTCTATCCTCAATTAATGCTTTAACCTCATACCATCTATTATCTAAACCTAAAAATTCTTGTGATGAAGGCATGTTAGCATATTGTGTGCCGTCTTTTAATAAAACACTTGTTACCCCTAAAACATTTTTTTCAGGTAGGAACATTTCAAAGAATGGTTTAACATCGTTAGGTGTCATCACTCTTTTATAAACTTTAGTAATACCATTAACAATCGTCTCTCGTTTTACAATGGTATAATTAAGTAATTTATTATTTGAATCGAAATTAGGTATTTTTAATCTATTTGGGAATCCATCTGCATTAATTGCCGACGCAAAATCAATATCGTAAACCGTTTCAAATACTTGACCCGCACCACTAACTTGTGAACCTCTTCTTAAAATACCACAATATCTTAAATCTTCTTTATCCCCAAAAGCAGGTACTGTAATCGAAAAATCGACTAAAGCAACTGAAGGTCTTTGACCCGGCACTTTTAATCCATATGTTCTTGCAATATTAAAGATTGATGACCTTTGTTGGGCGTATTGTAAAACAGTTTCCTGAATACTTCGGTCAATATTGAATTGTAAGTTATCACTAACTGCGGCGTTTAAGTCCAATAACGCTGAGAACACTGACGCATCATTAAAATTGTCAATTAACTCGGGATAGTATGTTCGGGTAAAATTAATTAACTCAGTTCTTATTGACTGAAAATCCCTTGTCGTATACGATATTTTTTTATTAGCCATATATTATTAAATATTAATGATTACGAAATCACTCTGATTAAATGCCGAATCTGTAATTATATAATCAATTTTAATTTTAGCGGTATGTTCTTTCTCACTTATACCAGGAACTCGATAAACTCTTACGTCTCCTTGGACGTAGGTTCCTTTATCTTCTTCCCCATCAGACGCGGCAGTTACACTTATTTTTGTTATAGTAATTCCTGGAATATATTCAGAAACCGAGTCTCTTATTTCCGCTTCAATATCTGAAAATGTCGGACCATCCATAGGTTCAAAAATATACTCATAAAGTCTTGTCCCAAAATCAGGTAAATAATATCTTGTACCTTTTCTAGTTAATAATAAATGAATTAAATTTGCTCTAACCTCTTGGTCACCATCTTGTGATAACGAAAGATAATTACCTTTTAAAGAATCTCTAAAAGGGAAGTTAATTCCATATGTTTTTCCTTCTGCCATATACTATAAATATAGTGTTACAATATTTTCGGTGAATAGATATAAAATAAAAAATCACGACATATGCCGTGATTTTCTTATTAGTAATTATTTTATATTAAGAACCACATTTCCTTTTTTGTGTTTTGGTTCATATGGACAATGTAAACAACCATTCCCACAACAACTACCCCTTCGTTTATGATAACTTTCCGTCATCACCATTCTACCTTGTTCCCAATAAAAATCGGTAGGTAAAAGTTTGTTTTTGGGGGTTATTTCTTTAATATGTAATCGGACAATCCAATCGTTAGATGCGTTTATATTCATTTAATTCTTCTTTCTCTGATTATAAAACGCTAACAATACTTGGTATGTTATCGTTACATTATTTCCCCACGATATTTTTACCTCACTCATTTTAAAGATTATTTTATCTCACATCCATCAGCCCCACAAGCGATTTCACCACTTAGGTTTGTTTCATCAGAATGTTCAACAACTTTAGTTAAATCAATCGAATGTAATTTTGAATAAAGTAATTCAAACTCTTCTTTTGTACAATCAGTGAATGGTGCTTGGATGTAAGAACCATTATCGTAAGGTAATACTGATAATCCATTATAGAAATCACGATTATTCCAAAACCATTCTCCCACTAACCCCCAATCTTCCGCCTTCAAACTAATTGTTGCCGATACGTTGTGCATATTTGAACCTCCTCTATGTCCTGGTCTAACCCACTCTTGAGTTACTTTTTTAACTCTTTCCAATAGTTGGAATGGACTTTCCGTTCTTAATATCGCTCCTTCAGGTGCCTTTTGCGGTACCGAAATTACTGCAGTATCGTGAGGTCTAAAGAATTCGTCTTCAACTAATTCAGGGTGAAACTTACTCAAATATTGGTAAATAGACTCATTTTTTCCAACACGAATTCTTCTGATATAATAATCGTTATGCCAAGCATGAATTCCTGAAGATGTACCTAAAGTTAATGATGTTGTTCCCGCAGGTTTTACTGTCGTAGTTCTTGCAGATTTATTAATACCAATTAATTTAGCCACTCTTTCGTTTTCTTCTTTAACAATTTTTGCCGACTCTTTCATGTTATAACCTAAAACTACTCCAGAACCGATTCCCGTCATAGAAACACCGATTAATGCGTCTTTCTCAGTTGTTCTTTTCCAAATATCTCTTAAATAATGGAAGTTAGTGTAACCCGCTTGTAATGTCCCAATAAAAGCCGCCGCTCTAACACGGTTATTTAAATCTTCTTGTGATTCAATGTCAGAAACATTTACTTCACATAAATTACAAAACTGATTAGGTCTTAGTGCGATTTCACAACAAGGGTTTGTTCCCCAATCTTTATCATTTGTAAAATAAATTCCTGGTTCACCTGCTCCTGACGCCTCAATACGTTTCCATAAATCCATGAAAAATTCTTGGGTAATTTTATGTCTTAATAACGCCGCTGAGTTATTTGCTCTACCTCTTTGTGGATTTGTTTCCCACCAATTACCTGACTTACAAGAAATCATTTCTTGGTCATCAGCACTAAATAAGGAAA